AAAATTTTACCGCCACGGAGATGCGCTGACGGAATCATCACTGCTGGGTGATGAATGTTATGAACCACCAACAATGAGAAACAAAGAGAGATAGGGATTTGGCGAAAATAAACGGGATTTCGCGGGAAGGGATCTAGAAAACTCGCGGGGTTGGGACTACCGTTACAGACTTATCTTATCGTTTCGTGCAAGCTAACCAAAATGAGAAAAAATTTGAGTTCATTATTTTTGTTTCAGTTATTTTGGTAAAAGGTGATATGCACAAATATTTATTTAAATAGCCTTTAAATCTCATTCAGCCAGCCAGTTAGCTGGCTTTACTTTTGTCGCCTACACGGCGGTTAGTTTCTTTTTGTTCTTCGTCAATGAGAGACACCAAAAACTCTTCCGTTCATCCGGCGTTAAAGACGCATACATGCGTCCAACTAATGCTTCATCTGCTGACAGACCAGAAGCAGCATCTTCTCGCCCTAGCATTTGATGTTGATTCAGCAGCGCGTTAATACCCTGCCGAAATACATTGTTGAGGACGGCATCTCTTTCTGTCGGGGTCATTCGCTCAAGTATCTCAAGCCATGCTTTTTGTTGCTTATCAGATGGCGGTATGTTCACCATCTCTTCTGGCATAGGTGCAGTCTCAGTGAAATCATATCCAGTTGCTAACCATTCAAAAGAACAGCCTGTCACTTCAGCTATATGAGCAATTCGGTCTAATGATGGGTACGTTCTACCGCTGACGTAATCGCGTATAGCTTTATCTGACATATCGCATTTCTTGGCAAAAGACTTGTAGGGTTCCCCATTAATCAGCGTAGATAATCTCTCGCCAAAGCGTGATATTCCACGCGATGTAAAAGTATGGTCTGTAGTTTTGCCTGATTCAGTGTGCATTTCCTCCATACGTCGCCGTATGCCTCCATTATCCCGTATATAACCTAATTTAAATTACTGCGTATAAAAAACACGCGCGACTGTTTACACGCGTGTTTTTATACGCTATGATTTTTATCAGCAACGATAACCGCAACGGATTATCGGCACAGATAGCTATAAGGATCGCATGATGTCATTAAACACGCAAGATTGGCACCGCGCAGATATCCGCGCGGCGTTAGAAAAACGCGGTACTAATTTACGGGCCTTATCAACGGCGGCAGGTCTTGCTGCCGATACATTACGTAATGCACTGGTTCGTCCATGGCCCAAGGGTGAACAGATTATTGCTGGTGCTATCGGCGTTACACCAGATGAAATCTGGCCAAGTCGTTACACCAAACAATAAGAAAGGACGGGACATGGATATTTGGTTTACAGCGCAGGAGTGTATCGGGCTGCCGAATTTACCAACGGCCCCCTTTAACATTTCTAATCGTCTGAAAAACATGCAACTGATGCGCAGATAAGAAAGCGCGAGGGTTCTAAAGCTTTCGAGTTTCATATCAGTTGTCTCCCGCCGGTTGCCCGCGCAGCCGCATTAAAAAACAGGGGGTCATTGAAGTATCCGGCACCCCGATTGCAATCAAAAAACGCCAGTCCGGAAATTACGCCGGGGAACTGCTCTGGCAGAACTGGAATAACGCCAGCGACAAACAGCGTGAAAAAGCACGCGAACGCTGCGGGGCAGTGATAGCGGTTGCCGAATTGCTGGACAGCGGCATAGATGTCCTGACCGCCTTTGACTCTGTTGGTGAGGCGTTATCAGTTGCTCCGGCATCCGTTCGCCGCTGGTATTACCAGGTCAAAAATTTTGACCGCTCAGACTGGGCTGCAGCACTGGTCAGTCAGCACGGCCGCAGTCTTGAAGCCCGGCGGAAGAAAGAAGCGGAATGCAGCTCTGACGCGTGGGATTTTTTCCTGGCTGATTACCTGCGTCCTGAACAACCGGCACTGCGTACCTGCTATGCACGGCTGACTGAAGCCGCTGCCGCGCATGGATGGACTATTCCGAGTTTGTCTTCCCTGCGCCGCAAGCTGGAGCGGGAAGTACCGGCTGAACAGGTGGTGTTACTGCGTGAAGGTGAACACGCCCTGATGCGGTTATATCCGGCACAGGAACGTACCGTGCTTGATTTGGATGCAATGGAATGGATCAACGGTGACGGATATCAGCATAACGTGTTTGTTCGCTGGTTTAACGGTGAAATCATCCGCCCGAAAACCTGGCTCTGGCAGGATATCCGCACCCGCAAGATTCTGGGCTACCGTACCGATGTATCAGAGAACAGCGATAGTATCCGCCTTGCACTGGCTGATGTGGTCGAAAAATACGGCATTCCGAAACATGTCACCATCGATAACACCCGCGCAGCGGCTAACAAATGGATGACCGGCGGTGTACCTAACCGCTACCGCTTCAAAGTGAAAGAGGACGACCCGAAAGGGATTATCCCGTTACTGGGGATCACCCTTCACTGGACGACTGTGCAGTTCGGTCAGGGGCACGGTCAGGCAAAACCGGTTGAACGTGCGTTTTCGCATGGTGGTCTGGGTGAGGTTGTTGACCGTCATCCGTTACTGGCGGGAGCCTTTACCGGGGATAACCCGATGGCAAAACCGGATAATTATGGTGACCGGGTAGTTGAAGCTGAGGTGTTTCTGCAAGCACTGGCGGACGGGATAGCGTTCTGGAACCGTCAGACCGGACGGGACACGGAAGCCTGTCAGAAACTGCTGTCATTTGATCAGGCTTTTGAGCAGAGCTATCAGGAAAGCACTGTCCGCAAAGCGACAGCAGAGCAGCGGAGTCTGCTGTTACTGACCGCAGAATCAGCCACAGTAAGGAATGGTGCATTCACACTTGAGGCTGGCGGGAAAATCAAATCACGTAAAAACCGCTACTACAGTGAGTTGCTGATGGGGGTTAAAGGTAAGGTTGTCATCCGTTTTGATCCGCAGGCGCTTCATGATTCCGTTCTGTGCTACACGCCGGACGGCCGCTTTATCTGTAAAGCCGAATGTATTGAAAAATCAGGCTTTGGTGACACTCAGGCAGCCCGTGACCATCACCGCAACCGTATGCAGTTTGTTAAACGTACCAAAGAAGCGGCGAAGGCTAAGAAACGAATGAGTGCGCTGGAAGTGGCAGAACTGATGCCGGAGATAGTACCGCCGGAACCACCCGAAACCCATGTTGTGGAAATGTACCGGCCGGCCGGTAACACCGTCCGCCGTGAGCAGGTTCATGTCTCTGCGGAGACAGAGAATAACTACGATTATGCGTTTGAAAATGCCGTTGCTCAGTTCGACGAGTGCCGGAAGAAAAATACGATTTAGGGGGTTACATGACCAACGTTATTGAAATGACACAGACACAAACCGCACAGGCTGACACCCGTGCCGCCATCCGCGCCATTGTTGACAATGACGGCGTGACATACAGCGCGATAGCCCGCGAAATCGGTTTATCAGCGACAGCACTGTCTCAGTTCATGAATGAGAACTATCGCGGTGATAACGACAGCGTGAGCGGCAAACTGGCAGTGTGGCTGGAAAACCGTACCCGGAAAACCAACGAAATGCCGCAGGCGCCGGATTTGTGGAAACAAAAACTGTCCGTCAGATTTGGACAGCCCTGCAGTATGCCCAGCTGGCTCAGTGTATCGGCGTGATATACGGCAGTCCGGGTGTGGGCAAAAGCAAAGCATTACAGCAGTTTCAGCGTGAGCGTCCGAATGTCTGGCTGATTACCGTTTCCCCGTCCCGCAGCAGTCTGAGCGAATGCCTGTATGAGCTTGCCCTTGAGCTGGGCATCGGTGACGCTCCGCGTCGTGCAGGCAACTGGGGCGCGCTATCCGCCGTAAGCTGCGCGGAACATCCGGCCTGCTCATCATTGATGAGGCTGACCATCTGGATTATCCGGTACTGGAAGAACAGTGAGCGGATTTTGCAGGAAGAAACAGGTATTGGTCTGGCGCTGGTCGGTAACCATCAGGTCTATTCAAAGCTGACCGGCGGCAATTCCCGGAATGTCGATTTTGCCCGTCTGTTCAGCCGGATAGCAAAAAGACCGCCATTCTGAAAACCAAAAAGACGATGTGAAAGCCATTTCTGCGGCGTGGGGGCTGGGTGATAAAGAGCGGGAGCTTGTGGTACAGCTGGCAGAACGTCCCGGCGCTTTACGTACCGTATCACATACGTTACGTCTTGCCGCTATGTTTGCTGCCGGTGCCAATGAGTCACTTAATGAAAAACATATCCGTGCGGCGGTTGTTGACCTTGAGGGGGCTGGATTATGAATATCACCACCAATACCAAAAATCAGTCCGTAATATCCGTACTGTTACAGGCTGAAACCGTGGCTCAGCAGCTTACTGAGCGCGGTATATCCGTCCTGAGTGTTGTGGCCCGCTGCGGCAGAGCCTGCATTCACATTGCCCGCCACAGTTACTGTGATGAGTTAATCCGCGATGGTAAGGCATCTTATCAGTATCTCAGTAAAAGTTTTTCCGGTGCCCGTCAGGGAGTATTTAACGAATCAGGCTGCCGAGTGTACTGGTCTGAATCTATTCATTGAGAGGAAATTATGCCAGTAAAAATCACCATCACCATTACAGAGAATAGCGAAGGAAAAGTGGGGTACCGCGTCAGTGGCAGAGGTGATGCAGGAAAGCACACTCACACTGAAGCGCAGGCCGCAAGTGGATTAGTAAAAACCGTGGCCGGATATCTGGAGTTTTTAAAATCAGAAGGCATCACCGGTTCAGATGAGAATTGTGAGTATATGTACCCGAAACAGGTTAAACACTAAGAGGAAATAATCATGTCAGACAAAGATACCCAGTTTACTCAGCATACGATTCCGGACGGATACTGGCGTGACGCCAGAGGCTGCCTGATTCCGGTTGATATGCTCAAAGATATTGACCGCGCCCGGGACACTGTGGTCGGCGATATTGTCCGCCTTGCAGAAGCACAACAGGAGGCACTTAAAGCCTTTAAAAATTATGCCTTTGATGAAGTGGATGCATTCCGTGAACTGTCATCTGAACAGTACGGTGTGGGGCTGGGCGGCAAAAAAGGTAACGTTCAGCTGCACAGCTTTGACGGTGAATACCGTGTTCAGGTGGCAATTCAGGATCACACTGCATTTGATGAACGCCTGCAGGCCGCTAAGGCGCTGATTGATGAGTGCATCCGGGACTGGTCAACCGGTGCCCGGCCTGAAATCATGGCTATCATTGAGGATGCCTTTAAAGTCGATACCGTGGGCAATATCCGGACAAAGGATATTCTCAAACTGCGCCGTCTGAATATCACGGATGAAAAATGGCTGCGGGCCATGACCGCTATCAGTGAGTCTATCCAGACTATCAGCAGCAGTCGTTATATCCGTATTTACAAACGGAGCGGCACTGACGGTAAATATGTTCAGATTTCATTAGATATCGCGGGGGTGTGATATGTCATTTCAGCACTATGCAACAACAGCGGCCACCGCAGAACGCGACGGTAATTACAAGAAAGCCGGGCACTATTGGGCTGATGCAGCGGGATTGGCGAAAAAACAGGAAAATCAGCAGTGGGCAGTACGCCGTGCTGAATTCTGTGCCAAAGCTGCGGGCGGACGTTATACCGCATTAATCAGTTCAGATATTAATTGTTAATTCACAATTTAATATAACCATCTAATAAACAATCACTTTAAATTCAGGCGTAAACCCGTCAGGTCGACCCTTACGCCTGAATTCTGATAACGAGGTCATTATGAGGAAATTGAGAATTAATCAAATCGGTCTTGTCAGTGCAATTTCAATTGAAATTGCCAATCAGCATAACGGCATAAAAATAAGTCAGTCTCAGTTAAGTGCCATTATTCAGGCTGCTAATTCTGTTGTTGCGGCATTTGATGAACCTAATCTGTGCAGCAGTTGCAATGACTGGCCGCGTGGTAGTTGCCAACCGACATGTACTGCTTACGGTAAGGGGAATGATCATGCGTAAATACTGGTGTTCTGCATGCGAAAAGCCAATCCCCGCTGACCAGCTGGCCGTAAACACCGGCGACATCGCCAATATGACTATTGAGGACACAAAAATAACCCCGTCCCGTACTACGGTGCGGGTTGTTAGCCGGATCGGAAAAATCACCAATATTGAAAATGATATCGCGACCGTCATTTATCGCGGCAAGGTGTACCGGCGTTCTGTGGCGGTTTTGGTGCCAGCAGCTGCTCCGGGGATAATTACCCGTGCGCTGCATGGCGAATGTGAGTGCGGTGTGCTGCCGGAAGGAGTTGCCGATGATTAGTTTCCTGTGTTTTATTGCCGGTGTTATCACCGGCTTTGCCGGAGCCGCATGGTATCAGCGGCGCAGTGCTGCGGAAGACCGTCAGCGCCCCGAAAACCAGAAATATGACTGAGGACACAGACATGATACGTGATCAACTTATCCGCCTTATTCATATCGCAAAAACTCAGCTGAAGCTGGATGATGACACTTACCGTTCGGCACTGATTGCCGCTACCGGAAAAGACTCCTGCAGGAAAATGACCCATGCAGAGCTAACACTGGCCTATGACGCTTTTGTTGAACGCGGGTTTAAACGCCGTTTTAAGCGCGAAAATCAGCGTGTAAAAGGCAGAGTAAAAACAGCTGAAATCAGCAAAATCACCGCAATCTGGATCACTATGCACCGTCAGGGTTTTGTTTCAGACGGTTCAGAATCAGCCCTGAATAAGTTTGTTCAGCGCCAGACTGCGAAAGAGAACGGCGGTGCTGGTGTTGCCGAACTCGGCTGGCTTAACGGAGACCTTGCTTATCAGGTTCTGGAGTCACTGAAAAAATGGCATATTCGTCTGATGCTTGATGCCATCAAAGCACGCGGACAGCGCGAGCCGGATTTTCGCGGGTATGATGCGGTTTGTCAGGCATATCATCTGTGGAACAAATTATGAAAATTGGCCGTTGTCCTGTGTGTCATTCAGATTTTCATCTGGATGCGATCTTTGAAGATGATGCTGCCCGCCGGTTGCTGGCTAAACTGACAGACCTGCAATATGGCTGTGCCCGTCATCTGGTCGCCTATATCGGCCTTTTCCGCCGTGAAAAGAACAACCTGTCAAACAGTCGCGCGCTGAAACTGGCAGAAGGAAGTACTGGAACAGTATCCGGCAAACCGGG